CGCGGAAAGCTGCGGATAACCCACCCCAGTCTTAATACGAGTAGTGCAAACACTGCCGGGCCCAATACCCACTTTAATAATATCAGCTCCACGTAAAATTAACTCCTGTGTCATATCTGCGGTAACAACGTTACCTGCAATAATTGTTTGTGTTGGATATTGTTCACGAATAGTAGCAACAACATCACCGAAATATTCAGTATATCCATTTGCTACGTCAATGCAAATAAACTGAATATATGGATGTTCCTTGAACACTGCATCCAAACGATCTAAATCATTCTTACCAATACCAGTACTTACTGCAAATCTAGCAGTATTGAGGTCAGCCGGAAAATCAGTGATATCCTTAGTCAAGCAAGTGAATAGATCATGCTTCGATAAAGTACTAGCCATTTCAATAGTACCGACACCATCCATGTTAGCAGCCATTATGGGAACACCGTTCCAAACACGACCGCTATGCTTAAATGTGTATGTACGATGAAGGTTTACTTCTTTGCGACTAGACAACGTACTACGCTTAGGGCGAAACAATACGTCACTAAAGTCTAGCTTGATACCATCCTCAATCTTCATTCTACTGGCTCGTCTTCTGATTCAGTTAGTTGTACAAAATAAGGCTTATTCTTACGGATCATTTCATTGATCATGTTACGACTGCCGCGACTCTTGCCGTCCCAAATGATAACTGCGGCATCTGCGTAGTCAGCCATTTGACGATTGCGAATGGGACCAGCAGCACGACCATGACGATTCCAATCAGCAGGCATTTCTTTAACAGGGATACTGTTTGCAATAGCCCATTGTTCGCCCAACCTATCAATTCCTGTAGCCATACCGCAGACAACTTCGGTCACTTCATATCCACAACGTTCCATAGCCTGAACCACAAGCTTGTAGTCACTTACTGTGCGAGAACCTGCAATAATAACCTTCATTAGTACTTTGCCTCACGAGTATGCTTACGATAGTCAAAGTTATCACGGCGCCACTGTTCACCCTTGCCTTCAAGAATGTCACAGATACGGTCGATAGTACCATCAGTCCAATCGCTGATCTTGCCCATGTTTTCATGTGGCTTCTTCAACAGATTGTCAAGCTTATTGATAGCATCATCAATAGACCAGGGAACATACATACGTTCATGATCATTTGCAAATGTTTCGGGGAATGAACGGTACGCAGGATAGAGAACATTGCATCCAAGTGCATCTGCCTCACTGACAGTATTAGATACCCAGTCCTGTAATGCACAATTGAAAACAACACGGCTATCGTTTACGATTTCATAATACTTGTTCTTGTCAAGATTGTCATAGATAACAAGCTTGCCATCTTCAACCATCTTGCGAGTACGAGCCATGTAGCTATCGTTGTTTGACTTCAATTCGCCACCTGAACAGACAACGAACTCAACATCCTTGCTTGGGAATCGTTCGCGCCAAGCTTCAATCAAATCCATATAAAAGTCTGGCTGCTTTTCTTGGTCCCATCGTGCAGAGAACACAACACGCAATCTACGAGAGTTAAAAGGACGAATATAGTTGTCCACTCGTTCAATGACTTCGTTCTTACCAAACGCAAGACCTGAGATATTATAGATGGGAACGTCCCAACCAGCAACTCGCATATGTGCAACCATTTCTTCATTAGTTGCAAGTACGCCTGCTACGCTAGAACAGACCATCTGCTCATATGCTCTCATCCAACGATCCATGCCCCAAACGTGAACAAAATCATCGGGGTCAATAGTCTGTGCGAGACAACGAACATAGATACGAGGCCACATGTGTTCGGGAAGCTGATCAATAATATAGGGGAGTGATTCAAAGCCCGGCTGGAACATATCTTCAAAATAGATAACGTCTTCACTAGTTACTTCACCCTGCTGCATCATGCGAACAAGATTCATCATCTGGCTCATGCCAAAGTATGAACGACCATGTGCATCAAGAACCTGACCTACGCTGATTCGCTGACTGTTATCAAGTGTTTCTCCCGGAACATAAACAACATCGATTCCTCGACGTTCAAATACTCGACGGTTCCACTCTGTAAGCTGCAATGTATAACGTGCGTTGTACGCTTCAAGACCCATGTAAAATAGTTTACGCATTATTTTCTCTCAATATCTTCTTCAATACATTCGTTGCCATATTGGATTTCAATGATCTTCAATGGTTTGTCAGTTTCATTTACTAATTGATGCCATTCGTTTACTTTGATATGAATCATAGCAAACTGTTCAAAGTTACCAACTAGCTCTGTGTCTGAACTTCTATTGATAGTATACAGTGTTGCAGTTCCTTCTGCAACAAACCATTGTTCCAAACGCTGACTATGCCGTTGCATACTTAGGTGTTTTCTCGGATCAACCGTAAGTTCTTTAACCTTAACGTTTTTACCAATTTCGTGTAAGATACGATAATAGCCCCAAGTTCGTTCGGTCTTAGGAGCCTTCCATTCTTGTAGGATCCAGCTAGAACTGTTTGCCTTATTGTTGCCACCGACACTAAACATAAACGATAGCTTATCGTCTACTAAATCCATTTCTGGAATATTGTGTTCGGTTCTATCTCCACCGTTCGCAAAAATGATGTTGGCATCTGGCCAATGCAATCTTGTTTTGATAATAGCATTCTTTGCAGAATTGTCGCTATCATCAAACATGATAACCTTATCTACGTTTTTCAATGCAGTGATAAGTTTGATTCGTTCTTGTAAAGGCATGAATGGCCGGCCCTTTTTACGAGCCAGCCACTCATCACTGTTTACACCTACAACAAGAGTGTCGCCCAACTTACGGGCGGATTCAATGTAATCTAAATGACCACTGTGTAGTGGATCGAATCCACCTGTAATAACGACAACTGTGTTAGCCACGGATCTTAGTAGCTTCCTGCTCTTTCCACTTAGTGTAATCGATTTCCCACTGGTTCTTGACTGGCTTGCCAGCAATGAACTTCTGGAATTGACGGAAGATATAGTTCTTAGTATTGTAAAGATCGGCCTCGTTAAAACGATAGCCATAGTCTCGGCAGAAGATACGGTACTTATCCAGATCGTCAAAAATCTGAGTTACGTTAGTGGTAGACTTGTTATTTGCCATGTTATACTCCTTAGATGGCGAGTGATTGATAAGGTTTAGTTGTGTTATAGTAAATTGTGGCACCGTTTTCACCGTCTTCTGATACAGTGATTTCAATGTCACGGTTAGGGTAGCGACTTGCTATATACACATATAACTCATCGCTGATCATTTCACAAGACTTATGGTCAAGTTGCATCACTCCATCACGAAAGCTATTCTCTAGCCAACGCTTGAACTGAATAAACTCAATGTCACGGTCATTGTGAAATACCTGAATCGCCACTTTGAAGTGAAAGATGTGGCGATGCGGGTAGCCTAGGAAACTGACATCATATTCGTCGCCAGTTGCCAAACTTGGATCGGTGTCTGCACCGGGATACTTGTGGATGCCTTCTCGCTGGAATGTTACCCAGATCATACGCTTAGCCTGTTCGCTAATACGAATCTGCTTTTCAGCAAGAGTTTGAATTACATTATCCATATTCTTGTTATATCACCTATTGAATTAATATCAACTGTTTTGGTCAATAACTTCTGCCATCAGGTCATCACTGTCTTCAATGACTTCATCGATTTCAGGATCATCATTGACAGGTTCATCAACACTAAACAACTGATCGAACATAGTATGTGCGTTAACAGTCTTTTTACCGCTGAACCCTTGACCAGCTTTGAACTGCTGCCAAAACTTATCGTATTGATCAATCATAGCCAAACTCTTTTCACGATCCTTGAGAGAGAATATCTCATCAACGATATCTGAAAAGTTCAAGTGGCCATGAGGATCCATTACCATCTTAGGCTTGATGCCCTGATCATAACGACGATTCGCTTCTTGCACTGCGATCATATGCTGATAGACATTATGAGCCTGAATCAATGTATAAGAAAGAGTGTCCCAGCTAGTCTTTGTTTCTTTGCCATGCTGACCCAAAAAGCCCTGGCCACGATAGCAGATATCTTTCATCAATAGCTTGTCAGTTACAGGACTATCAGTAAACATTTTGTGAATGCCGTCAGCTAAAACACCGTCGCTGAACTTGCGATTATCAGTTGCATACTTCTTGTTTTCAGCAGTCTTTTCCATTGCATAAGTCCACTTAGTGTCATGTTCAAACGTATTGTTGTTATAAGCAAGACCCTTAGCAGCAGCAAAGAACGGACTAGCACAGTCAAAAGTAATTTGGAACTTTGGATTATGATGCTTGCGAATTGCACGTTGAATATCGGAAAACAACACAGCATATTCCATGATCGAAGTACCGAGACAGTGAATAAGATCATGCTTTCCTTCTTCTAAGAAGCCATCATGAATAATGCCAACAAGTCTGCGAAGCATCAAGTGAATGTCAATCTTGTTCTGACCACCGAACGCCCAGCCATTGAAGGCACGATCACCATAGATACTAGTGTCGCAATACTTCTTCATTTCTTCATACCAGTCATCCGACTGCTTATGATTACGTCCCTGTAGTACGTTCAAGAACTTACAACGACCATCACGATTTTGAATGAAGTATTCATTGTTGATATGAGTAGCGGTAATTGCTTCCTCAATCGTGCTAATGCCATGCGCTGATTTACCAGTCTTCTTATCCTTAATATGATAAGTTGTAAGACTCTGTGATGGAATATCAAGACACATGCCATAGTCCATGTATTCATCCATCCAACGCAATACTTCTGTGCGCTTCTTCATTGCACGAGGACAGTTTGGATCCTTCCAATCTGCTGGCCACTGACATTTAAGAATCTGGAAACCGCCCGAGTCCCCTAGAAGGAAAGTACCTTCTTCTCTCTTGCGGATGATAGATTCATTATTGTCATCCTTAGTAATATCTAGATTTGCGTGACCAGCAGAATACAAGCCCCACTTATACGTGTATAAGCCTTGCTTGCTATTGAAGAAATTCAAACATTCAACGTCACCGTTGAATGCCGCAGGAATTCTCGCCGGGTCAAAATACTGTTCGCCTTCACGCTGCTTGCCTAAGCCAGCAATGAAGAAAGACGAGATTGCGGGTAGAAACAATGCCCAGTCGGGATTGTGACTATTTGAAAGATTAATTTGTTCCATACCATTTCACACTGTTATATAAATTATAATCGTTTTTTAGATGCTGATCAACAACTTTTTGCAGGAATGGATCATTATTATACACTTCGTATAAAAGTTTTCTGTCTGAGAAATCTTCATTATTTTCGGGTACTTTATGATAGTCCTTAAGAACTGGTTTATTTTTCCATTCTGTCGGCGGAGGAAAAAACAATGTAGTTTTACGTTCTTCGATAAATCTCTGAAAATCACTAACAATGTTTGGTCCATACTTGATAAAGGTACAATTGTCTAAGTCAACATGTCTTAGAAAATCTGATTGCGCCTTTATATGAGGATCCATTGCGTATCTAGCTAGTACAGTTTTAGGCTGTCCTAACAGTCTGTGGGTCAAGCCGTCGATAATTGATACGCCTGATATGAACCTCTCAAGAGGTTCACGTAGGATGACTAGTTTGTGTATTCCGCGTAATGATCTAGGATCCTGCTGAATAAACTCGTTGGCTACGAGATAATCCTTTAACCAAGTATTCCCCGTTCGATTAATACGAACATAGGCCCAGTCAACATCTTCTCTAGTAAGCCAGCTATCCCAGCCATCGCTAAACGTGTCAATCATATGTTTTAGTCAAGTTGTCAACCATTGTTATCTGGTCTTCAATTTTCCTCTTTTGTTCTAGCAAGTCAGCAATTGCAGGATTGTCTTTGGCTTTTTCAATAAGTACAAGTTCTTCTTGTGCTTTTCGGATAGCCCAATCAAGAGCCTTTTCAGCATCAGGTGTTAAACCAACCGAAGCGTGACTTGTATTCAATTCTCGCCACATTTGACCATCGTAAACTTCAAGGTTCTGCGTGTTCGTATTGAATCGTAGATCACCTACATTCATGAAACCTGAACTAGTGTTGATATATGTGGTCGCCGGGAAACCCCCATTGACCATCACATATCTACCAGTACCGTTAACAGTCTTGATCATTACTTAGCCTGTGCGGGAAGCAAATACTGCCAAGTTGCAAGACCTGAGTCAACTGTAATTTCTGCGGCACCAGCATCACTGATACGAACAATCTTATCACCAGGAAGATCCATGATAGCGAGAAATACCTTAACAGGCCACTGCCAGGGCCGAGTTAGATTTCCGCTAACACCCGGCTGGAATACAAAGTTACCTGAGTGAGTCGAAGGATCACCGAAGTAAATCTTCAAGTCGCCGTTTTCGGTCTTAGTCTTGAAGTTGATTTCTTCGCTGTTAGCACTTGCTTGCTTCTTAAGACGCATGATGCCTGCAACAGAAGGCTCAAAAGTAACGTCCCAAGTTGCACCCTTGAACGTAACTGCCTTAACCTTATCTTCAACGACAGTCTTACTCATTAGGCGATAGTCATTAACGAAGTCGCCAGCAGCAGTTTCAAAGTGAATAGCTGCGGGAACGTCAACGCCATCCTTAGTTTCACGGTTGACGTTGATATTAGCCTTGTCATCATAGTCATCAAAGCTAAGAATTGTCTTAAGCTTGCTCAAGTTAGGCATACCAAACGTACCATCAAATCCTGCGATAGGATGCTTGAAGGTTCCGAAAACGATTACTGACTTATCATCAGCCAATGCAGAAACCTTAGTTTCATTTTGAGTCCCGTCAATCTTAACAAGTTCAACTACACCGAGACCGTTAGTGTGCTGAATCAAATCGAGTAAGTAATCCTTCATTGTGTTTCCTTTTCTATATGTATATTTAGGAGATTAGTGTATGCATTATAATAAAATATGTTGCATTCGTCAATGCTTTGTTTATCCGAAATTGAACAAATCATCAAACGTGCTATTCGTGTTAGTATTAGAACGAATATCCCAATTTAGAACGCCAAGCAAGTTATCAATCTTTTCATCAACGAGTTTGCGTTCCATATCAAGATCATCGAATGGAAGATCCAAGAACCATTGCGGAAGACGTAGTTCATCTGTGGGATATGCAACGCTGGTAAACCCAAGTGGATTGTCCTTCAATGAGCAAACTACGATTTTCATACCATCTACAATCTTTTGACTGTACTGATCACCATTCATCTTACGTAAATAGTTGTAGTTAATTGCTGCTCTTGCGTGACCAACTGCACACTTACCAGTCTTTTCAAACTTGATAGTATGATTGGTAAGATTGTTCACTGACTTAGGAGAACCCTTAGTCCACGGGTCTTGTTCGCTCAACCAACGCTTGAAGTCTTTGATCTTGTCAATTACTTCATCACGTGGGCTACCACCTAGTACCATCATAAGAACTTCCATTAGAAATTCCTGAACATACTTAGGAGTATCTGCTCTCTTAAGATCAAGTCCCATAGCCTTAACCTTACCCATCTTACCATCAATATCTTGACGCTTACCTTCAAGATCATAGATGTTGATTGCATAACGCTTCTTAGTGATAAACAAGGTACGATCACCGATAAGTTCACGACCAGCTTTAATCACTTCGCCGTTCTTGCGAGGGCAATGAAATGCTCGTTCCATGAAAGCAGGGAAGCTGGCATTAGTGATTTCTGCAATCTGATCATAGAGTTCGATACAAGTATCTTTATTCCACTCTAGTTCACCCTTATCAATCTGTTCTTTCAAGATAGGATAAGCACTGAAATAACAGGAGTCAGTATCACCATACACAATAGCTTCGCCGTCATGTTCATATTTTTCCGTGATGATTTCGTTTATCTGGCTCATCATATGCTTAGTGATTTGACGACCAGACAACGTAACTGACTGCCCGATTCTTTTATCGTAGAAGCGGCAATGTTCGTTTAGAAGTGCGCCATATGCAGAGTTAAGCAAAATCTTACGAACTAGCTGACGCTTATCGTAATATTCAAACATATCTGTGCCATATGCTGCCTTTGCTTCTTTCTGGATGCTCTTACGTTCTGAATACCAACGAGAGAGTAGTCCGGGAATAATACCTTCTTTCTCATATGTAAAGATGGTTCCATTAGCACTTAAGATATAAGGCTTATTGCTATCAAAGATAAGCTTCCAAATCTCAGCGGCACTCATTTCTACACTGCGACCATCTTCATAGTCGATAGTGAGCATAGTGCCACGCTCTTGATTCATAATAGCAGTATATTCTAGCGACCCAAACAGATTTTCCCAAAGAATCGCACCAGTGACAGCATCAGCGTCATCGCCGTTCTTTTTCTTTCGCTTTTCTTTTGCGAGACTAATTCCTTTTTCTCGCATGTATTGGTCTGTAAGATTTTGTCTGACTTGTCCAACGATTGTTTCTGGGGCCATGTTGAGGGCTCTAATTGCTGAGGGGTAGAGACTGTTGATGTCAACTGCTCCGACCCATTCGTGAATCCCTTTCTTCGGGACAGCAACATAAGCGCCGGCTGCTTGTTGTTCGTCGTCACTACTGTGGCCCTTACGCTTCTTATCAGGAACGATAAATCCTCGTGCGTGTGCTTCATTGTAAATTGCCATTTCAATCATCGCCACCGATCCCATAACCGTCGGCAGCAGTACGGTATTCTCGTGTGCTAGCGCATTTGCTAGATCAAGGAACTTAAGCTTATTGTGAATTTTGTATACGAGTAGTGTATCCTGACGGTTATACTCTACGAACTTCTTAAAGTCCTTATTGTACAGTTGATCAAGACTTCCTTCGTATGGAGTCTTACGCTCACCCAATTCATACTCACCGATTGCGTCAAGACTATAACTATGGCGACTTTCATAGTTGTACTTCTTATACAACTGTAGATAGTCCATATGAATACGACCTACTAGATCGTAAGTTTGTTCTTCTTTACCAAAACGCTCATAAGTACGAACTTTAGGAAGCTGGCCCAGCAAACAGAATTTACGTGTATCATCCTTACTCATAATGCGAGTAACACGATTCACCGTGTAGGGAATATCGTATCCTTCTGAGTTCCAACCAGTCAATACATCTGCGTCCTCAATCAATGCAAAGAACGTCTCAAACATTTCGATTTCACTACGGAACAATAGGCAGTTTTCAAACTCTGCTGTTAGTTCCTGTGCAGTTTCATCGCTCATATGTTTGGGAGGAATGACTAGAGTTACAAGTTGCTCTAACCAATCCAAATAGAGTGAAATCGCAGTGACCGCATTAAACGGATCATCGGTTGGACTATATCCGCGCTCAGCATCAAAGTCCACTTCGATGTCGAAGAATGCAGTGTGAAGCTTGGGAGGTTCTGCACCCAAGTAGTTGTCGCTTAGACAGCGGAATACTACAGGAACATCGCTCTCAAATAGCTTTTTATTGTTGTGGATTCTACGCTCTTTTTCAAACTCGGCTTTCTTGCGAGTCGAAAATCTGGATACAGGATCACCGTAGATAGAGCGATACTTGCCTCTAGGATCTTCGTAATAAAAAACATAGTTGGTACTATATTCTTTATACGCTCGTTTCCCTTCGGGAGTTCGCTCTACTACATAAATTTTATCAGATTTAGCGTCTAGAACTGCGTCAACGTATGACATTAGTTAGTCTTACCAACGGTCTCCAAGATGGTATTGAGTTCTTCGTTTGCTTCGTTTTCCTCATTGAGGCGCTGCTTATGAGCAATCTTGATGGCCTTCTTGAGAATTGAGGGCTTTACTTCTAGTTCTTCTGCAATTGCCTTAACAGTATCGTTAAGACCTTCGTTAAGTGTATCAACTTCCTGCAACACGCTGATACCTTCATTGATAAGCTGCTTGAGCTTAACGGTTGCTTCTGCATTAAATGTACGTGACATAGTTTCTCCTTACAATGTAGTTATTATAACATAGAGCGTGAAGAAGTCAACTATTTTGTGTCGGGTATCCACCCAAACTGTCTAGCTGAGTTAAGTACTTTGTCATGCAGACCACTATATGGTAGTTGCTTAATAAGGTTCCTGTTATGCTCCAGAATATCCTTGTCATTGATATAGTGTTGGTGCAGTGTTTCTATATCCATACTATAAACTTTACGTACAGATTCCATATACGATTCTACTCTTTGATCAAAGTCTGCGATTTCGTCATATGAATAGTCAATCCAATCAGGGAACCTAAACCCGTACCAATGTTTTAATTCACGTATGAAATATTGGGTAGAGAAAGGCAAAATAAAATTACCCTTGACAAACGGGTCATATGTTTTCTCACTGGCACAGAAGATTTTGCCCCCATTAGCTGAATCTACTACCGATTCAATATACACATTAACATATGATGTATTGTAATAAACATCCGCTGCTGGATACCAGGTTCCACCTGAATTCTGTGTGTCTATCGTATTGTTTTCAGCATGGTTAGGATAAAAGAAAACATTGTTTCTAGGATCACTAAGATAAACATCATCTTTATTATGAAACGTTTCTCGTAGCATAGTTCTTAGATGCTTCTGCTTTTTGACGATAGATTCTTCCCAATATAACCTATTCAGGCATAGTATCTTTTTGCTATCATTCGACAGTGTTTTTTCAATAGGTCCAAATGTATAAAATTCTCGTTTAGAGTTTCTAGTCCATATCTTTTGGTTTGGATCAAAATCATCGTCCATGTCAAACATATAATATTTTTGTCTATTCAACATGATATCGTAAAACACATATTTTGGATCACCGGTATCATAATTGTTATTATGAACTAGTAATGTTCGTTGCTTGCGATTACGTACTATATCCCAGTCTGGGCTACGGAACCAAGTATCAGTCATGTGATCGTCATTATGGAATAAATTCATAACCATTAGAATCTGATCTTCACGAACTGTACTATCCAAATAGTCTAAAAAGTTTTGGTCCCAATCTACCAATACGCAAGGTATAACATCAGCCTCTGAAATATCATAGACTAACTCCCACTTATCTTTTTCAATGGTAGCGAACATGTCGTGCTGGTGATAGAATGATATCCTATTAGGAGTATCAGGAACAAATATAGAACTGTACGGATCAGCGTATAATTTCAAACGGGTCATTGGAAAATGTGATGATTCTTTTCGCCGTAAATTTTGATGTATTTGCCTGCAAGCATGTCTGCCATTGCTTCGATAGGAGACCCTGGATAGCTAGAACCAGGCTTGACCATGCCAATTTCTTCTTGGCGTATATGAACTAACTCATGGAACACTGTACGTAGTATATCCACAAGATTGCGATTCTTTGCGTAAACCCAAACACTATCATCACCCATGATATGTCTACCAGTGTGGTGATTGTTTTGTGCGTCTTCGGTATCCATTGACAACTCAACAGTAGGAACCTTTTGTAGATTTAGCTTCTTAGCCGTCCAATCAACAAACTTTGCTACTTCTTCTTCAATGTTTAGGTCTGTGGTATCTGTTTCGTCAAGCTTACCCTTGATCCAGCGATCAGGGCGATCCTTATACTTTTTACGGAATAAACTATCTAATGCTTTACTGGTAATTTTATGCTTCTTTGCAATTTTACGCATCAGATCATCAATAGTATTGTAATCGTGCTTTGCAAGAGAAGGTAACTTCTTTGCTAATTCGACCTCGGGAGATTCGTTTACACTTTCTCCGCCGCCATTGCCCGAATCCCCAGAACTGTTATCACCGTAGCCAAAGCCAGGATAGAAATATCCGCCGTATGAACGTTTGCTTTTGCGCTTTTTCTTGCGCTCGGTGATGAATTCTGTTGCTCTCATTAATGTATTTATCTTTTGGATATGGTAATGGCGACGATTTTACTCGCCGCCATTACTCTTATTATCTAATATTAATATTAGAAGCGGATGCCGACGCCGACAAGACCGCCATGACGACCAAGGTTGCCTTCGAAGTCAGTGTAACGATACTCAGCCTTAGCGAAGACTGGGCCTGCGACATTGACTTCAAGACCACCGCCGACAGTAAGACCGTCAGCAGAACGTGCGCCAAGATCAAGGTTGCTATAACCAACGCGGGTATAAGCAAGAACGTTTTCGTTCAAGACATAACCAAGACGAGCGGCTGCACCGAGGTCAGCACGATCAAAGACGTTAGCAGCAGTAGCTTCTGCGCCGAGAACTACCTTACCGAACTGAAGGTCGTAACCGAGTGCAGCACCGTAAGTAACATCGGTCGGATCAACTCCACCAGTTACATCATCTGCACCAGCAGTGACTTCAAAACGGGGACCTGCAAAGTCCGACGCCATTGCAGGAGCGGCCGAAAGACCAAGTGCAATAGCGGTAGCAACGATAAACTTCTTCATACTTTATTTCCTTTATGTTTGAAGTTCCTACTAATAGTAGGTACTATTATTTAAGTACTGTATGTGTGTCTTAAAATTTTTCTTGCTGTTTATGGGCAAGAACTATCTTAAGCACTATGTATAATATAGTATCATAGTGCCTAATTGTCAAGTGTTTTAGTTGATTTGTGTACCCATTTTATCAAGAGCACCAGGATTTCTTAGCGTCACCGTAGTATTCACGAGCATATCCCTTGCTGATCAGTAATGCACGAAGGCTATATCCATCAAGAACAATGTCGCCCAACACACGACCACCGTACTTGTCCCAGTCATATAGAACAATTTGGCGCTTGCTAGCACTGTTGACTAGTTGTTTGGTGAATGCTGTTGCTGCTTGTCCTCTAGCGTTTTCAGCAGGACATTTAGCACGAAAGCCTTTCTCTGGAGTATCTACGCCATATATGCGTATAGATAGTTCGGGCTTTAATGGCGCGGGCAAAAATGGTGCTTTGAATGCAACAGTGTCGCCGTCGATAACACGAAGTATCTCTACGTCATACGTTACGCCTACTGGTTGCTTCTGTGCATAGGAAGGAACCGCATTAACGAGTAATGCGATTCCCAAGAATATGTGTTTTATATTAATAAATGCTCTTTTCAGGACGCTCACCTTCGAAACTAGCAAGAACTTCCTTAAACTTCTCAGGACTCATAACAGCAAGCTTCTGCATTTCATTGCGCTGCATTGGCTTAAGACTATCGTACTTATTAAGGAAATCAATAATCATTTTGACTGGAATCTTAACCTTAGAACCGTCCTTGAACTGGATGGGGTAATTTCCACCAACGTCCATGGCCTTCTTGAACTGAACAGTGATGTTCGGAGTTTCTTCGGCAAACGATTCGTTAAGAACTTCATTAATCTTCATTGTTATTTCCTTTTAATTATTTATCTTAATCCAACCAGTTTCCCGGCACACTCTGCATAACATACGGCATCTTTAAAAACCGTTCAGCAAACTTATATTTATCGATTTTGTGTAGAGAAGTCAATTCCTTTTCAGTGAAAATCTGTTGTATATTGCTGTTAAGTCTGGACCAATGCGGATTGTCAAAGTTAAGACTATTAATAAAGTAATAGTTTTCTTCTGAATTCAAATTAACACTAGAATTACGCACACCTAAATATAAACTAAGGACTAGAAATTCTCTATCATTCTGTAATAGATTCATCCAATAGTCATAATATTCTGGAGTAGTTAACCAAGCTGAACTATCACCAATCAACACAAACTTAAGTTTACCTTCATGTACAAGTTCAGTTACGCAACGTGTAATAGTAGGCCACTTGTTGTTGCCATAATCGTCTTGGCAGATTAATCCATTAACTGCTATGTTTTTAATGCTGTATTCTAAGTCTTGCTTAGCAATTTTATAGTCTTTTGTACCATCAACGTGTGAATATGCAAAAGGACCTATCTCGTAATTACCAATGTTTCTACTGTCATCGATTATAGGGTTGACATTTGCATTTCTGTAATATGGAATGTGTGTATTTTCAAAACTCTGCTTCAAATCACAAAAATGAAATTGCCTATTTTCATTCTCAGATAACTCGTATAGCACAAAAGTACTGCCGCCGCAACCGATTTCTAACAAATCTCCGTCATTTTTTAATGCCAAATGACCTAGATAGTAAAACAAAATTGAGTCGGAAAATGATTTTAAGGGAGTGAAGATTTTGTCAGCGGACGCCAACTCTAAAAATCTTATGTTTTCTACGATCATAATGTTACATAAGTTCGAACAATAGCTCGCCAGGACGAGCGAATGTAAGTTTTCCTTCTTGATTTCTCATTGCTACTTGTAACTGTTCTATCATATCTTTGGTGAAATGTCTAGCCCTAATTTCGCCGTAGCCAAATAAATGTACCTCAACAGGGTCATCACCCTCTAATTTCTGTATGGCTAGCATACGATTGCGACCTTCGTGACCTACCACCTTAGCAAAGTTTAAGCCCGTAAAGTCTCCCTCAAAATATTGTTCGGGGATATCTATGATTAAGAAGGGCGAACCCAACGCTCCACCGTTCTCCATGTGCTGTACGATATAATCAACGCTGGTTGGCTCTGACAAGTGTGCGGCTAACGATAAGAAAGTGCTAGGCTTCATTAATACTCGCAATCCGCGATAATCAACATTAGCATTGAATGGCACAGAACCTAATCCATCTTCGTTGTCAACACGATATTCTGATATCTTTTCGGGTAATGTATAGAATACATGATTTCCATATTGAGCAACTTGATCCAATTTAGTTCTCCAAATAGGCTTAACGTCAAGTGTGTGATAATATACTGCGCCTTTTGTGGGGTCGGGAGCAGAACCATCTAGTATCTGCTTAGCAATTTCTTTAGCTTTTAAGTATGATTTGTATTCTAGATATTCGCCAGTATTTTTAAATTTCTGAAACCATTCATTAAATGGTTCACCGGTGGGGCTTTTACGTAATGATACTAGCTTATCATACTGTAATATGTCTTTAAGTTTTTCTCTGTTAGGGTCGCCTGCATTCCAGCAACTAAATTGCTTTGGCTTTAACGCTACGCCACGAATACCTTGACCAAACATTTTCTTGTTTGCTTCTGCACGATTCTTAATAACGTTGCCTACAGCAAGCATACCCTTAGTGCCTTCTTGTCTAGCTTCTCCCCAAATGGTTTGAGCTAATACATTTAGATCAGGATTCTCTCTTTGTATGTCAACACTAACGCTGTGTGGTTGTTGCTGAGTAGCGTTGTAGCCTGCAACACCTGCTCCAGCTAATGCAGCAGCGCCCAAAGCACCCTTAGCCCATTTGGGAAGTGCTTCGTCTAAGTTATCTTCTGTGATGAATTCTTTTGCTCTCATCTACGTCCAGGCTCATGTGGTCTAGCATATAGGCCTGCGCCTTGTGGGAACATTGCAGGATATTCTCGTCTTGCTCTGTTGATGGCATCTTGTAAATCAGTGCCAGCAAAGTAACGACTTTCACCACTATCAACATTTTGAACTAAAAATGATTGCATATCACTCAAACGAGATGGCTGCGTAGACTCCTCAGCTTTTTTAAGTGTGGATGTAGGGAATGAACTTGGTGTGTCATTACCGTCAATAAGAACACTAACAAAATCGAAATTAGGACTTACTTGTACTACTTTGCCCTGTCTGCCTATTAAGCTTGGGTAACCGGATGCAACCTCAACTCTATCATTGACTTCAAACTTAGGTGCTGCCTGTTGTGATGTTTCACTCATCTTGCGTTGCTGATACTTATAGAGATTAGTAATTACTAGAGGGCCAAATGTTCCACCATGTTGTTCTTGTGCAGTTAAAGCAGCTATGGAACCAAACTTGTCTGGGTCCATCTTACTAGCAATCTCTGCTGCTTCGCCGCCGTTTTCAGCAACGACATACATATAACCATTATTCAATTCTCTATTGGTAATACGATATACCTTAAGCTTGTCAAGGGGAACTTCTATTTCTGGTTCTGACTGTGGTTCTTCTCTAGCTTCACGGTCACGAATTAAATCTTCTTGCGCTTTTCTGTATGCCTCATATGTATCCTGATCTGGATAACCGTCACTTACATAGATATCAAAGCCTTGGCTTTGTACGATATCTGGATCGAGACGATTGGCGATTTCAATAGCTTCGTCACGCTTTACGGCAGCGATGTAATAACGATTTGACTCTCTGCCTCTTCCTCGTGCAACCCAAATCTTTGGTCGTGCTATGTATTCACGTCCTGCTTGTAGTCTACCTTCTTGCCAGTCAAGCATTTGACTAATTTGACGCTTACTAGCGTTCTCATCTGTTACTGTAATTTCTCTGTCAGGTTCGACTTCGAATAATTCAGCATTCATTATTCTTATGAATTCTTTAGCCTGTTCTTCATCCTTAGCAACAACGCTACTATATCTGTGTCCAAACTCAGCACGATATAGTTTTAGATCATTAAGTTCTTCACCGAACTTAAATGGTTTTACTGTGACATATTCAACTGTGTCTGGTCTGAACCATTGTGGCTTAAATTTCTGTGCAGCTTTAAATGCTGCCTCATCATCGGGAACTTTTTCAGTATTGGCAATATAGATGGTTTCGCTTTTCTTACCATCATCATATGTGATTTCCCAATCGTTTTCTTCTACTTCATCTTTCTGTAGAATTCTAATACCCTGGTCACGGAAACGTTCTTTACGCTTTTCTTCTAATTTTTTAACATATTCGCTACGAGTAATTGCACCCGCCTGATATTTAGCGAACATGCTCATAGCACCTCCGTCTTCTTCTGGCTTCAATACTTTATAAAGACCCTTCAAGTATTCTTTCTTATACTTGTTTGGATCGCATGCGGCGTCAAGTGCTACGATATAACGTAACAGTGTATCCTCGATCTTATTAAAGTTTTTGTTTAGCCAGTCACCGCCAGCACTACGAAATTCTACATAGCCATCTTTAGTATTGATGCTGGTATACTTGTCAGTACGTCCACTGTGTAAGATTTTACTAGCAATACCTTCGACATTGGTTTTTAATTGCTTTAACAGTCTATCAACGTCTTCGTTATCTTTGGCACGATCCTTAATAATTTCAAGTGCTGATCTAGCATAACTGTTACTCAAGCGACCAAACTGATCTAGTACATACTTGTCGCCCAACAATACTGCTAGTTTAACAAAGTCTAAATTGTCACGGCTGTAATTAGGAATACTTACGTTAATGTGTAGACCGGTTGAACTATTTGTATAACATCCCTTTTCTCTGGCCCAGTCAGCAACCGCATTCAAGTCCTCAATCATTTCATCAACACTCATGGGAGGACTAATGAACTCCAATCCTGCATCGCCGGGACTTGCATCAATACTGCTGTCTGGCTCTAGACTGTATGCGTCTGGTGCTCGTCTTGCGCCGTGATAACTTGTGCTAGTGTAAACTCTTTTACCAACTGCATCGCTGAATTCGTCACCGATACTTTCAATATCTTCGCCGCCTTCACCATAATATGGCTCAGTATAATAGGGCCAGCGAATATACATACGAATATTGTCGTTAACATCCGACATATTACGAATGCCAATTTGTCTTAAGAAGTCATTTTCACTGAAATCATCTTCGCTGATTTTTTCATCACGGAACATATCATATGCTTCATCATAATATGAGCCTTCAGTGTCCCACTGATCCTCTATGAATTTTTCGTAATCTTCTTTGCTTGGGTTACGTTCGCCAAATAAATCTTCTGGTGTCTCAGCAAACTCTGCTACTTCATCAGGGTCTACATTATTCTTAACCCAGTCAACAAAGTATTCTTTGCCCTCTTCACCCTTCCATTGATCAAGAATTTGTTCACCTTGCCACTCATAATATTTTTCACGTAGTTCATCTTCTAGGTTTTCTAAATCATCAGGGTCATTAACTTGACCTACATAATCATCTTCGTGACCAAAGAAACGAACAATATCTGCAATGTCATCTGCTCGTTCATCAGCTTCAAAATCTTCTTCTGGTTCGTAGTCTTCATTGTCCGGATCTTGAACTCCGGGCACGACCATTTCAAATTCCATACCTACTTTTGCGCCTGGAATAGCAGCAGCCAGCTTCTTGAGATTTGAAGGACTCATTTCGACTTCAAAAAGTTCTTGCTGTGCTTCGTATAGGCTATAGATATCTGTGGCTTTCACGGTAAATCCTTAATATATGTACTATTTATCTAGGTAAGCTCAATGAGGGAACAACATATGCTTGCCATCTGTCACCCTCTTTTTTCATTGACACTTTTTCTCTGAGCCATTGCCCAATATTAGCATCGCCTTCGTCTCTTCTACCACGATATTTTTCTCTTAGCATTGTGCCAATAACGTCAGGCAAATACTTCATATTGTCCCAGTTTGAATACTCGTATGGGTCGTCTTCAAATAAGTCTCTAATTTGCTCAGGCGATGGAGTTAAGTTTTCCCACATATCTCTCGACCAGCGTTCAACTTCTGGATTATATTCGCTGTATGTTAGTCCTGCTTGCTCTACCTTGTCCCAGTCAATGTCACCGTTCTCGTCAACATAACCTTCGTCTCTGAGATATGAATAGTAGGTATCGTCCTGCATTTCCCAATCACTGACAGTTTCCCAGACTTTATCTTGTGCTAATTCAGCAACACTTTCTATTGCCTGCTGCAATTCTTCATCGGGAGCAAATACTATTTTATTCTTAAGTTCTGGTTCTACTTGTACAAAGAACTCTTTAAGTCCAGGGAAACGATCTTCTATTAACCA